TCGCTGAGAAGGATATCCTATTTCAGCGACAAGGAGGGTAAGACTCGAGTAATTGCGATTCTGGATTATTGGTCGCAGACTGCGTTGAGACCTCTTCATGATGCGCTTAACGCCATCTTAAAGAAGATCCCGCAGGACTGCACCTTTAACCAGAACCATTTCCTCAAGTGTTTACCTCCCAAAGGTCCATACTACAGCATTGACCTTTCCAACGCTACCGATCGTATGCCTGTTTCTCTACAGAAGACAGTCATTCGAGAGGTAATTGGAGAGGCCCGTGCTGATGCGTGGGCCCATATTCTGACAGGGTACGAATATACGCTCTCTGGGATGGCACGCGTCGCAAAATACGCATGCGGTCAACCCATGGGAGCTTATTCGTCGTGGTGCGCAATGGCTTTAACTCATCACTACCTAGTACGTCTAGCTGCGGTAAGAGCGGGTATTCCCCACTTCCGCGACTATGCATTACTAGGTGATGATTTAGTTATCGCCAATGCAGCCGTTGCAACAGAGTATCGAGCCCTGTTACTAATTCTCGATATGCCCGTATCTGAGGCGAAAACACATGTGTCTGACGACACGTATGAGTTTGCCAAAAGATGGGTGCATAAAGGGAATGAAATAACAGGGTTCGGTGTCTCTGGTCTTCGGGCAGTATGGAAGAAGTACTCTCTCCTTCATAACTACCTGTTGACGCAACAGCACCACGGTTGGTGTCTGCCTACCAGCAAGCACCCGGACCTGGTCTCAACCATTTACAAGATTTATGGACGTCCGCAACACTGCGTCCGTGTCATAAAATTGTACATGGTGTTCGACTCGTTGCAAAAATGCAAAGTGACGGGGGATTACGCGCCGCTACTAGAAACAGTAGCCACGTGGTTCCCCGGTCACCTTTCTGTTTCCTTGTTAGACGAGCTTAAGTGCTCATCTAGACTTACTAGCGTCGCGAGACGCGTCGTTAGTAAGGCGAAACAGAAACTTGTCGAACGAGACCTCACGAAATTCCAAAATGATACCTTCGTCATCCATAAACGGCTTGACGATGATCTCAAACGGGAATTCCGGGACTTGCCTGGTCAAGCATACCGCGCGTCTCTTAGAGAGTTTCACCCAATGATCATGGTACTGAACAGGACCATAGATGCAAGTATAGATTACCTGATTAGTAATGCTATTTTGGATCCTGGCCCTGAGACGGATTTCTCCGCACTCAGTCTGTCCAAGTATCATGTTTCAAAAGGTGTATTCTCAATGAGAGCCTCGCACTCCATTTCTCTCGCTCAGAGTATGGTCGTCAAGTCGATTCTAGATGTCCTGAAAGCTCAGGACATTTCGAAATCGAATTGGGAAGATACATCTTTACTTAAGTAAATAAAGTTGCGGGTCCAGGAAGGAGAGCTTGTGTAAGTGAACCTCTCGGCGCCCTTTTAATCAAGGGTCGCGTCGTTAAGGCAAACACATTCGCTTGCTCTCCACGCAATCAGGAAGACTCCTCCAGAGATTTCGTAGTCTCTGTTGGAATGGTGCGGCCGCTTAAAAGGCGTCACCGTGCCCTCCTGGTTGCGGGGCTTCTGGAC